GGACTTGGCCGAAATGAGTTCCGATGAAATAAAAGCGTTTTTGGAGAGTTAAATATGGATAAATGGTTAGATAAATATATTAAAGAAGTTATGGATAAACAAATTGTGACTAACAGTATTTTTAAGAAAAAACAAGTAAAAAAGGAAGTGAAAAAATGACCACACGAAAAGGAAAAATAGTGTATTTACCGCCCGAAAAGTGCTATACAAATGTAAACATTGAAGAAACATCGCATGGCTACCGTTTATACAGGGATGGCGAAAGCCGTCATTTTGCGATAGTGCCGAAGTCAAAAATGGTTGTCGTGGAATACAGAGGTGAATAAAATGGATATGGAAACATTAGGAATGATAGGCGCAGTTGCGCTATTTGGCGCAGGACTTGCTTTGAAATACTACAAAAAAATCAAACCTGCTCTTGATGAAGCACTCGAAGATGGACAACTTACTCTTGAAGAAGCAATGGATTTAATAGATGATGCTAAAGAAATTGTGGAAGAAGTAAAATCCCTGCCATCTATTTCAAAAATGAAGCGTATGCGCAAATCAGAAATCCTTAACTTGTGCGCAGAACATGGGGTTGACGCAAAAGGAACAAAAGACGAGTTAATCGCAAAATTAAAAGAGCAGGTGAAGTAAAATGGTTTACTATTGTAGCGTTGCCGATGTTGGTTCTCGTTTAGGGCTTGATAGTGCGCAGAGAAGCAGGGCTTCTTCACGCATTACTCGACACATTAGACATGCTTCAATAGCGATAGACCAATCCTTTCTTGAATATGGTCGCGATGAACCAAGTCGAGAAACTGGCGAAACGACTGCAAATGGTTCAGTAGCCGCAAATGACACAAGCATTGTTCTTGTAAGCGGAACTGCCTTCGCAAGCGCAGGAAAGGGGAACATTGATGGCGACTCCTTTACATGGACTGGAAAAACTTCAAACACATTAACTGGCGTGACTGGCATTTCATTTGACCATGCAACCGGAGTCACAGTTCAACAAGGCGAGTTTGCGCATGTTCTGCGTGAAATCTGCGCAGACTTAGCGGCAGGACAATATCTCGAAGACGAAGGAACACATCAAACTGGCGCAGATGGTGGGTTAAGAGGACAGGCTTTTCGTGAAAGAGGTCATCACTGTCTCCAAAGACTTGCGCATTTAGGCAAGGCTTGATATAATGGCAACATATACTCGTAGGGGCGTAAATAGTGAATTTACTATTAACTATAATGCCAAACCACTACAAGCCGCTTTAAAAAGACTTGAGCCACATGGCAAAAAATCTCTTGATGAGACTATGTATGCTGCATTGTTAAAAGAAGTAGCCTCTATGCAAAAAAAATTAAAGTCATTAGCAGGCCCACTTGCTACTGTACGCACACCAGCATTCCCTCCTTATGGTCGTTCAACAAACATTCATACTAAAGTAGCAAACGCTTTAAAAGTCCATAGAAATAAAAAAATGGAATTTACTGTTCATACTGGCGATTCAATAGCAGAAGCCGCCATAGGTGTTTTAGGTCAAAGAGGGGGTCGTCTTTCTCACATTGTAGCAAAGGGTATGAATCCTTTTCGATATGGTAATTTACCTATGTTGGTTCAGTCAAGCACTCGTTGGTACGCTAAAACAGGAGTTGGTAATTGGCTGACCACTGGTATGCGTATGCGCAGAGTTCACCCCGGATTTAGTAAAACTATGGATTATATCGGTCAAATTCAAAAAGAATCTGTTAAAAGAATTGAAGCAAACTCCAAAGAAGCAATAATGATTGCGGCACTAAATGCAGGCTTTAGCGTTAGCGGTGCTATGGCAAAATCAGAGAGTAGTGGCGGCGCAAGCATTGTGACAAACACTGGTGGAACAGGGAAAGGAAGTTGAGAATTATGAGCGTATCAAAACAAAGCGATTATTGGACTACAAGATTAAACGGGCAAGACCCTTTAAATCCAATCGGAGATAACAATAGTGCGTGGACTTTGCACACAGGTATAAATGGCGACGGTATTTCATCAAATGGTTATTGGCGCATATCATCATCCGGTGGAGGACAAAATTGGAGACAAAGTATTTCTGATGACGATAACTCCCTCACTATGATTTGCGCTATCCATATCGAAGCGATTACGAATGATGGTGAAATTCTTATGGCTCTCGATAATGGAACTCATAGAGTCGAAGTTCAAAGTGATGGAACTTTCGACAAGGTGAAACTCGTTGGAACTACTACAACAACCAGCAATACCCTTGACCTCGCTATGAATGACGACGAGGCTATTCCCTGCATATTGCGTTTGACTCTTGATAGTTCCGGCAACGCTCGATTGTATATGGGTGAAATTATTGAAGACGATGATGCAAACACACATTATCTTGAGGTAGTCGGTAAAACAAACTATGTTGGAGGGCAAGGTGCTACCTTCGGCACTAAGACTGGAACTGTTGACTTTTATTCTGTTTATTTTACTCCACATGGCGCATACTCTCCCGATGAAATGGATATGTCGGATTTTATTTCTCATAGTCTTTTACGCACAGGAATGAAAGTTGTTGAAGTTCTGCGCAATAGCAATCGTTTATTGTTAAAAACACATGTAAGACCAAGTGGGATTCGTTATGGGTATGATTTGTCAAGCAACAGCATGATTAACCGCTTCCCAACTCCAAGTGTGCATGTGATGATTCAAAAGGCTGACTCACCAGAGTTCTTAACTCTTGCGGGAACAAGAACTGACCAACAATATGATGTTATGATTTTTGTCACTACAAAGGGAACTAATTATGAAAATGCATATAGGCTTGGTGCTTCTATTCTTGGTGAAGTATTTGATGAATTATACACTACTACTGGACTTGAAGCAGGAGTTGATAGCATTATTAGTTATGACGCAAAGTTCGATACAAAAATTGACGATGATGAAACCGTTTGCATTCACACTATGACTTTGACATACATGAAGAAAATACGCATGTTCCTTCGAGAAGCATGAGGTTATAAACATTTTAATGGAAACATTGATAAGCCAACCATCTCTTCATTAGGAATATGGCGAATCATACAAGGTATGTCCGTATAGCAAAAGAAGACCCGACAGCCTATGGCACAGCCATTGCTCACGACCACGCAAGTTTTGTTGTTGGTGAAGTCGAATCCGAATCATTTCAACAATCCTATGATGTAATGAAGCGTAGCGACATGAACTACTACGGTGCGGCAAAAGCAATTGTTAGCAAGAAAACCGCAGAAGGTAGCATTAGCATGGCTTTGCAACCGGATGCTTTTACTTTTACACTACTTCACGGTATTTTTGGAAACGATACTCCGTCGGGAGGTGCAACTGATGCTCGAACCTTTACAGAATTAGGAAACGGCAGTGCCGCAGAACTCCCTTCATACACTATTGCAGTTGGTCGTGACGACCATGAGCATATTTTTGCAGGACAAGTCATTGAATCCATCAGTATTTCTGCAAGCGTTGGCGAATACTCAATGCTCACAGTAAATACAACTGGTGCAAAACAGACTTCTGCTACCGGCGCACTAAAAACGGCAGTGCCAACCTATAACGGAGATGCCGCACACTTTGCAAAGTCTTTTGTTAATTTTGATGAGGCAGCAACTTCTTCAAGTGGCGGTTTCTCAAACCTTGTTCAAAGCATTGACTTTGAAATTAAAACAAACCGTGACATTGAAAACTCATACAGTCTAAGCGACGAAACATGCGTGCGAGTTCCTCCAACAACTCTTCGTGAAGTCTCTGGTTCTATGACTTTCCACAAATCTCTCCTTTCTGCTGATTCATCCGGTGGAGAGGGTGAACCTTTCTTTGATGAATTGATGAGCGCAACCGCAAGCAACGGACAAGGATTAGTAAATCCCTCCGGTTCAACACCCGCAATTTCAGTTCTCTTTGAAGTCGATACAAACAATTTCATTCGCTTTGATTTCTTCAAGGTTCACTATGAAATGCCCGAAACATCAGTATCGGGTCGAGACAGTCAAACAATGTCGGTCAATTTCCACGCTCTTTATGATTTAGCAGGCGCAGACCAAATGTGCGCAATTGCTTGTAAAGGTGCAGATACCTCTATTGTTGCAAACTATGATGCTTGATGGGGGTTCTTAGATGAGCCATAACATCACCGATGCTTCAAAACTGACTTCAACGACAGTTTATGGAAACAACAATACAATTCATACGCAGATACAATCTGCGCTTAGAGCATTGGCCGCAGGTGATAAAATCATTGACATTTCAATAGTAAGAAAAAGTGTCGGAAATAATTGCTTCGCAGTCATAACATACGAAGACCAGTAGTAAAGTAAAGTAAAGCAGAGAAGAGAAGAGAAGTGAAAAAGTATGCCAGTATTAAAAAAAGAAATTGAACTAAACAACGGAAAGAAGGTTTGGGTTCGCCAAGCCTCCGGTATGGAAAAAATTAAAATTGAAAATATTCAAGCGAAGATTTTTAGAAAAACTCGTCACTTTGGTAAAGACCCGTCAAAGTGGACTCCCGAACAAAACGAAGAGTTCGCAGATATGCTCGATGAAGCAGGCGGAGGTATGCTCGACCAAATCGAAGCGTGGATTCCAAAATGTGTTATTGAGCCAGTAAATTTTGATTACAACACTTTAACCTCCGAAGAAGTGCGCATGTTGCTTGCATTTGTGCGTGGAGATACTTTGGAGGGTGGAATCCCTTTGGAATAATCCATAACATTTTGCCATCATTATGCAGCACATTTAAAGGAATATCACCACATCAACTATACATGAAATACAATGATGAAATGGGCTATGAAAAGATGCAATTTGATATGGAAATCGCAAGGGAGATAAGTGAAAGAATTACTGAACAAAACGATGCCGTTAAAGGCAGAGGCAATGCTAATAAAGCAGTTGCTCGTCGCAATCAAAAACGCCATCAGAGAAAAACAATTAGCAATAAAGAAATGGGCGGAGTAGTAGGAAATTGGTTAAATAAAGATGGTGATTAAGAATGGCAAGAGCAGGTGCAGCAAGAGTCTTTTTCGACATTGTAGGAACTTTTCAAGCCAATAAACTCATCAAAGATACCCAAACAGCCGCAACAGTTCAACAAGCAATTCTCGCAGATGCCGCAGCAAATATTGCAGACGGATTCGATGAAATGGCTCAAGCCGTTCTTGATTCAGTAGCAGAAATCACAGACTCGTTTTATGCGTATGAAACGCAACTAATCCGTGTGCGTAAGTTTTACGGAGGATTAACCGGAGAGGCAGATAGATTTGCAGAATCAGCAAAAAATCTCGGTATTCAATTCGGATTTACAGGTGAACAAGCACTTGCCGCATCCACAAGAACTTCTCAATTAAAGAATGTATTGCAGTCACAAGAAGCAATTATTGAAGCCACAAGAGGCGGTTTGTTAATGGCCGCAGTCGGTGAAATGGAAACCGAAATGGGAATGAACCGTTTGATTGCTCTTGCGCAACAGACTGGCTTTATGATTGGTAATTTGACAAAAGCACAATACGACCAATTAGGCGCAGAACAACAGGCTAATTTAGTGCGTGGAAATACTCTGCGTGTTTTAGACCAGTTAAACACAGTTGAAAACACCTCCGTTGCTACAATGGAGGACATTACATTTGTTCTTAACCAATTCGCTTCACAGGCAAACATTGCCGGTGAATCTATTGGTGAAATGGCCGCTATGTCTGCTCTTTTGCTTGAGACAGGTGAAGAAGTCAGTCGTGCGGGAACAGGTCTGCGTATGATTTATCAACGCATAGGTAATGAAAATACACAGGCAGTAAAAGAACTTCAAAAGTTGATGGGTGGAGTCGAAGCATCAACAGTCACGCAAATGAAACTGTCGGACATTATTAAAGAAATCGGGCCTGCTTATGCCTCTATGAGCGCAGAACAAAAGCGAAACCTCGCTGTATCAATTGCAGGTTCTCGTCACTATGTTAAGTTCCTAAAGTTAATGGAAAATCAACCTCGACTTCTTGAGTTGCAAGAAGAAGCGTATTTAGGAACGCATGATGCAATAGGCGAATTTTCAAACAGAGCAGAAAGCGCAGTGTTTGACATGGAGCAACTTAATGCCGCAATCGTTAATCTTCAAGTTGAAATAGGAGATAATCTTACTGATGCGTATTATAAAGCAACATCATACCAACATGACTTTTTTGAAATGGTTTTAAAAATATCGGAAAACGATTTCGGGCTTAAAGTTATGGAAAATGTAATACAATTATCCGGTCTTTATCAAAACCTTGCTCGACCATTTGCAGATGTTGGTTTTCAAGTTTTTAACATGATTATTGCGTTTAAGACTCTTGGCGCAGTTCAAAAAATGATGAGCATGGAGGCGCACAATCAAAAGAACGCATACATGGCTCAAGCAAACACAATTGCGTTTGTTAATTCCACACAAAACGCCTACTCTGCAAATCATAAAATTCTTTCTCAACAAATGGCAAGTTCAAACACTGGATTTAGTGCGACAATTCAAAATATGCGCACACAACTTGCAGGTTTGCGCATAGCACGCAAAGCAAACATTGCCACTTCTTATGAACAACATGCTGCAATGACGGCTTTGAAGAAATCATATTCATTAGGTATAACTGATTTGTTAGTATACCGCACAGTGACCGATAGTTTAGGAAGAGGACACGCATATACAGAAGGTTCTATAATATCATTAGGAAACGCTATTCTTGCAAATGACACAAAGTTTCACGGAATTAACAATACAATAAATACTGTTGGTGCTAATTTAGGACATTTTACAAGAATACAAAAGACTTCGGCAACAGGACTAAAAACATTTAACGCTTTTCAATCGGAAGGAGTCGCAGGTCTGAAAATGAGAAACGACTTTATGGAAGAACAAATTATGCATAGACAAACAGAACATGCGCTAATGCAAAAAGAGTTCGGATTGATTGTTCCTCTTACTGCGGCAGAAAAAACACGCCATCAAGCGCAGTTGATGGCAAACAACGGCTACATTAACGAAAACAGAATCAAAATAGGTCTTATCCGTAGCGACATAATAAGAAGAAAGTTAAACGGTGAAGAAATACCAGAGGCATTATTAAACGAAGTCGCAGCATTAGAAACACATAACTCTGCAATGATGGAACACAACATTTTAGTTGAGCAATCCATTATCGCAACAGAGCAAGCAGAGCAAGCCCTCAAAGAAAAAGCAATGCAAGAAGAAAGAGATACTATGACTACAATGCAAGGTGTGAAAGCCGATATGCAGGCTGTGTGGTCGAATAAATCCCTTGCTGGCGCAATGAAAGGAGTTAATAGTGCTATGATGCCTATTGCCATGATTATGCCATTCCTCGTTGATTCTGAAAAACAAATGAGCGCAATAATTACTGCAATGGTTATTCCTGCGCTATTTAGAAAAATTACTGCGTTAAAATTAGAAAATGCAGAAAAAGGAAAAAATGTAGTCCTTACTGGTATGATGACAAGCGGTTTATCATTGCTTGGTGCGGCGGCGGCAATGGCCGCAGGTTTCCTACTTGTTGATGCTTTTATGAGCAAGACTGGTTTTATGTCCGGCCCACTTGACAACCTTAACGAGTTTAACGAAGGGCTTAGTACTATGGAATCTCGTCTTGCAGATATTATGAGTAGCGAAGAGTCAATTTTACCTAATGTTATTGAAAGTTCAATGGAAGATATTAAAAATAGTCCAGCAGAACTTGAAAGTGCGCTAAAAAGTATTAAAGATAAAATTGCAGAATATGATTTAGGAATGGGGCAACTTGACGAAGGCAGCATACTTTTCGGTGATATGAAAAAAGCAAAGGATGCCGCAGTTAATGCGCAGTTAGATATTGAAGCCGTAATAGACGCACAAAAAAGAAGGCTTTCTATTGAAGAGGCTCTTAAATCAGCCACAGTAGGAGACATTACAAAGGGAAGTCAAGAAGGACACAAATTTGTTCTCCCGACAGGTGGAATAGGAGATTATTTTGGCCTTCCCGAAATAAAATTAATTAAAGATGAGGTGGATGCTTATAGAATTACATACACTGATGCTTTAGGAGAAGTGCATACTGAAACTTTTGATAGTATGGATGAAGCAAAAGAAGAAAAAATCCGCATTGAAGAAGAATACGGACACGAAGCACTTTTGGCGCAAAAGAATTATCTCGATTTAATGTTTGCGCAACAAGAACAAGCAAACGATGACGCAGAAGCGCAGTTAATTGCGGCAAATGAAACAGCAATGGGTGAAATGTTTGGCTTTGCAAATGCAAGAGAGGAACTATTTTTCGGACAACGACAAAACTTTACAGGCGCACTATACAAGCAAGTATCGCAAGGTGGTATTGAGAATCTTTTACACAAAACAGAAATTATTCAAACCAATGTCTTTAATGGCATGACACTTCCCGAAATGGTGAGTCAAGTAGCAGATGGAGTGCGAGCAGAGTTGAGAAGTTTAGGTGTATGATATGAAAAGTGTTTCTTTTGAACAGTCTTATTGGCTTGCAGGTTATTACGACGATTTCCACAGCGCAAGAGCAGTCGCAGATGATAAAAATCCTGCTAATGTGCGCACTATTTCGCACACACTATCACATCATGGAAGTCTTTACGGCGGAGAAAACATTCTAAGTCCTCGTTTTTCTCATCCCTATGTTGAGCGTTTAGGTAGTGGCGAGTATGCCGCACTTGACCCTGCGCAACATGGAGGAACAGGTTCAAATGACTCATGGGATTATTCGCAGACAGCAGATACAAAACTAAAAATGAATCGAGGTTTGCATGAATGGATTACTGTTGATACTGCAAATACCGATGGTAGTTTTACAGAAAACCAACCAAAACTTCTTGTTCCGACTTCTCTTGCGGCAAACAGACAACGATGGAATGGCGCAGGCAACGAAGGATATTTGCGTTTTTTTAACGGGCATGACACCGATGGCGATTATTATATGCCAACAGGAACTATTGACCCGACTCTTGGAGGTTCACGCTCTCTTAACTACGCAGGTTCATACTTAACAGAACCTATTCATACAGGTGGATTTGCTCGAATGCTTAGAGGCAATCTATCAAAAGAAATTAAGCATACTTTTTTTACAAGTATTTACACTGGCGAAGCCCCGCAGTCATCCCTTTCCTTTACCGAAACAAGACCATCAAAATACCTATTCAATGTCAAATCCCCTGCACAACAACAATTCCTTGTTAATAGTCTTTACAACGACGCAGACTCAAGGGGGGCTTCAAGACTCCTTACTTATGACGGACAATTGCGTATGCGTGGAATTGGTGAAATGTTTCACTTGCGTATTGCAGCGCATAAAATAGGCGATTGGACTTTTGATAACTATACTCTAAGAGTTGGCTACAAAAACACCGCTTCTTATGACACTACAAGCGACGACTTTAGCGACACTGCATGTATTGCTACTATTGACATAACTCTTGCCAATTTAGGCATTACAGGAGCGTTAAATCAATGGGAAGAAGGACAGGCTAATGCCAATGCGTATAATCCTGCTAATATTTGGGCTGATGTGTATGTTTTCTTTAATTTTACTAATAATACATGGCAAGCATATTCAAATGATAATACAACTGCATTTGCAACAGGTTCAATCAATAGAAATGTGACAAGAGATACTGCTAAGGGATGGTCTCTCGACGCTAATTGGTCTAATAATGGTTCGGAAAACTGCGTAGTTCTTGATACATTAATTGATAGAGTAGCATTATGTTTACCTCTTAACTGGCGTATAGGGAATGCAGAATACCCCCCTCTTATTTCTTCGATGGATTACCAAAGTGGCGCAGACAACTCATCAAGTATGTCAATTACAATTCTTGACGACCTAAATGATTATTCTTTATCAGCACTTACTACTGGTTCTTCTGCAACAGAATGGAGATTACTTTCTTTTAGAGATGATGAAGCACGCCCTATCTGGTCGGGTTATCTTGAAGAAATTGCGCACATGCAAAACTCACAACAACAAACTTTAGAAACAAGTCTAACCGCAAGAGATTCCTTTAGTGTTCTCGACCGTGTTTTACCTATTTGGGAAACAGGAACTAATGCCTTCTTTTCACTAAACCAACACATTTCAATGGATGCTGTAAATACAAAAAGAGCCTACGATACACAGGCTTTAGCAGATAGTATGATGTTTGGTTCTTCTGCGCTTACAATAGGTGAAAATACATTAGGTTTTAACAGCCATGACATTTCGCAATCCGGCGCAACATTTCAAAAACACAATAACCCAAGAACTCATTTGTATTCGGGGCAAACAATTCAAATGTATATTAACGAAGACGAAGCAGGCCCAAATAATTTAGAAAATCAATGGGAAGGTGGAGGTATAGGTGACACAAATGCAGGAGGTGCAGACAATACATGGTCTTTGTGTGAAATAGTAGGTTATTCAAGCAATCAAGCAGATGACAAATTAGCCTTTTATGTTAAGTTTGATTCGACGGGAACAATAGTTTTTGGAGGTTCTAATTATACAAGAAAATCAATTACTTCTTATAAAGGTTTAGCCAATGGTGGAACTTTTCATGTAAAAGGTACTAACGGATATGATAATATTTCGGGCGGTTATACAATTGCAAGCATGGAAGTTATACGCAACCGTATAAACGATTCATTAACAAGCACTACTTCAACCGGAGCAGGTGACATGTGGGTAAAAATTGTCACAACAACAAACATGCCAACAGGAACAAATGATATTCTTTTTGAAGTACAAGAAATAGAAGTCCTTAATCGTTATCTTAACGGCGGCCAAAATTACGCTACCCAACAAACAAGAACTGGTTTAACAAGCCCTGCGTTTGACAACACTATATCTCAACAGCGTTTGGTTGATATTACTACTGATACTGCGCACAATTTATCCTTTGGAGATGTTTTTGTTATCCAAGACGGAATGTTTTCAAACACAGATACAGGAAACTACTATGCGCAAACGGCGTTTAAAGTTTTAGCGTCAATAAATTCAACTAAAATCCGTTGTATTGTTCCTCGATTAGAACAAAGTCCGGCGACCCTTACCGCTACTACTTCTAAAGAAAGAGGGCAGGCGGTGGACTTGCGCAAACTTAGTGCGCACGCATCTCCTATTGCGCATAGAATCCCTAAAGATTTACCACTTCTTGCCAAAAGACAATCGGGCGGAACAGGATTGTTTGATTATGGTTTAACCGGTTTATCGGGTGACTTTTTAAAGTTTGACACCGTTAAGCATAGTCGTGTTCATGCTCGTTGGATGCGTGATTTGCCACTATCCCCATTCTTTAGAGCGCAGTTTGGAGTTATAGACCCTATTCCTTATTGGCGAACAGGAAAAGGTTCTGCTACACATTCTGTTCTTTCTCCTAATCATGTCGCTTCTTTTGGTTCAACAGGCTATAATAGCGACGGAACTGCGACTTGGGAAGGTATTCAAGCATCACAACATACTTCTGGTTTTCTTGATAAAGATACTGTTTCAATTTTCCTTGACGACCCCGCTATGTGGTGGTTTATCAAACATTACAACATGGAAGATGAAGGGTTTATTATCGAACTTCTTGATACGGAAACAGGAGATATGAATTACTGTATTGGTAATTTAGTCACCGACCCGTCTATTTCTCAAAGTCTTGATTGGGATTCGGGAACTGGCAGATTTTCGCCTGCCTCCGGCATACCATCTAAAGGACAGATTGTTATACACGAAGGTTTTGACCACTATGACTTAAACGGCGTTTTTCAAGTCCATAATGTATTTTCAAGCAGCAGTGAATACACCGTAAATAGATTAGAATTTGAACCAATGATTAACGAATTTTCTTATGCTAAATCAGTCGCTCAAGGTGGTTCTCAATGGTCGCTTGGCGCAGCACATCATTTTAATGACCCCGATGCAATCAAAGCAAATCGTGACAAAATATCTTTCTTAGGTGGCTCATCGGTTCAACAACCTCCGGCAAACCAAACAGGAATAGTGCGAGCAGGCGATATTAAAATTGGTGGGATTAAAGGAATTAAAAAACAATTTGATATAACAAAAACAATTGTCAGTCTGCGCAAAGTCGATGAAAGCAATGGCTACAAGCACTTGTATGTTCTTTGGGCGGATATGCGCAATGACGGAACGGCTAACGCAGATGGCGGATTGCGCAGTAAAGACTTTGGAGTAATTTTACCAACTACTAAAAATTATAAAGTAAATGTTGCTCTTGCAGACCAGTTTGACGAATCTGGACTACCAGACATATTTACCGAATTAAAAATTGGAGAAGATGTTGATATTTGGCAATTTGATGCAACAGCAGAACCTTATTATGGTACTTCATGGTCTTCTTTATACGGCGGTAGTAATTATGAATCACTTGACGACAGATACCATAATTGGGAAAATAAAGGTGGGTCATTCCTTATTATCGACGCATCCCGTTTTTACAATTTAAATACTGCTGCAACAGGCGGCAGAACAGGATATGCCAGTGGTGGTCTTGTGGACTTTGGGGATTATGTTCTTGCTACAAAGGGATTCCCGTTTTTGACAGACGCATATTACAAGTCTGCAATATCATCTTACAAAACAACTGCGGGAACAACAATACATCATCATCCGAACTCTTTGTTTATGCTTAATGACAACACTATTATGACAGATGATATTGCGCTTGGTGGAACTGTTCTTTACATTGATGACAATACTCAATTTCCTACTTCTGGAACAGGTGCTATTATTTGTCAAAAGGGTAGCAACAGAGGACAAGAAGATTTGGTTTATTATTACTCATGGACTGGAAAGGGAACTGATGTAATACTTGGAGATAAATTAACAGGCGTATTTATAACAAGTCTGCCTAATGCGGAAGACCCTAATACAATAAATACACTTGTTGCAAGTGAGCGTGCAGGCTACTTAGCCCCTGCTTCAAGAGCAGATATTACTTTAAAAACCGAAGCAAATAACGCAGGTATTTTTGAAAAAGTTCTTGTGTTCAATACACCTTCTGCGTTATTCCCTCTGCGACTTTCTGTAAATCTTGAAGGTATAGTAAAAAGTCAAAATAGAGGAACATTTTACGCAGATGATAAATTTCGCAGTATGTATTCAATCACAACAGCAGATACATGGGCGAAAAACACAACTCTCCCTTGTATTTATGAAATGCCAAGAACAAGAAACATGCCAATCGCTGTCAATTCCAGAACAAAGGATTCATTCGGGTCAATGTTTGACGGAAAAGGCATGACTTTTATGAATATTGCTTCAAGCATTGTTGATAAAGATGGAAACGGTGTAAACTCAAAACAGACAACATTTAATTGGTTAATGGATAGAGACAATATTCTTACTATTCGACAACAAATACCTTCCAACATTGCTTTTACAAGAGCAAATCTAAAGCAATCCTCAATGCAGACAAGGATGGGTGCGCAAATTACAAATGTGCGTGTGTATTTTAATGGAAACAGTAATTACGCAGAATACCCAACTCCCGTTGAAGGTGCTATGACTCGATGGCGTGTATTACAACAACCAAAAGTTTTTAGCGAAGTTGAAGCAATGGCTCTTGCAAAACAAGAATATTTGCGTGAATCTAATGCGCAGGTGCAAATTAACGCAGAAGTATTACTTGAAACCGGAGAAAAAAGCAAAATGTTATCCGGTGGCAGATATGGATATGTGCAAGATGTTATGCGCAGAGGATTTACTTATAGCAGAAAGGCAAACGCTTCTTGGACTAATTTATGGGGCGGTATGCCATTTAACGGGGTTCAAGACTTTGCGCATTCTGCGCAAACACTATTTACTCATTCTTTAACCGCCGTTTCTCTCACAGGCGCAGAAACAAGAGGTGATAGTATTACTACTACTCAAGTAATTGTTCAGAATCAAAGTGTTTTAGAAGGAAAGGGAATACATGTTCATGGTGCTACCGAAGACAATACTCAAACAGGAAGTTTGTTATTTGCAGGTAGTGGTGTTGCATGGAATCCGACGGGAGCAGGATATGGTTCTTCGGTCACTTTGCAAAATGGGTGGAATACTATTATTGGTACTTCTTCTTCGCAACGACTTTCAATATATTGCGATTCTGGTTTTACTGCGCATTCTGGTATTCATACTGTTAATTATCACTTTGGAAATTCAAGAAGTAATGGAATAGCCCACTACGGCACGAACAGTTTAACGCCTTGTCTAAAAGTTGTCAATGTTGATAAGAATACACCGAAGTTAAGTGAAAGTACAAACAACGAACTAAGACTTGCAATTAGTCTTCACGGTGCTTCGGGCAATGGTCGCTCAACAAATCCAGTGAGCGATGAAAATACATACAAGTTATGGCTTTTGGATTACAGATTTAGTGAAGCAACAAGTGGTTCTGCTGGTTCGGAAATACCGCCGGAGTATAGCGTAAATGCGTTGATGGGTTCTGCGTCTGTCGAGATTACAGGAAACGGTATGTTTGAAGTACAGTTGCCTTCTTCATACTCAAGCACTGCGAAGAAAGTTATCTTTTCTGTTGACTACGATTATTTACAAAGTGTTGCACGCAAATTTGAAAATTCACCGCAGATTTATAATGCGCACGATATTACAGGTTTAACTACATATAATACGCATGGATTTTCAACTCTAAGTCCATTTCCTCTCGGTCACAAAATAGACGCAGGTATGGGTAAACAGGCAGAACTACGCACAGCATATTATGCGCCCCGTCTTGCTATTGTGGATGACATAAATTATGTTCCTGCTTCCACAGTGTCTCTAACTGATACGCACATGGATTTAACCTCTGAAACTCTTAACATCGCAGGTATTACTTGGAGTAAAAAGGATAAAGAAGTCGATAAGGTGCAGTTAGATTTACAGCGAACCGAAAAGCATTTCAAGTACACTCTTGCCGGTGTCTTTAAACAATTTCAAGAAGACACAAGACCAAATAAACCACCTCGACCAGAAATACCTCCGCCGACAATACCGCCAGTTTCACCTTTACCACCTATGGGAGTCGGCGGTTCAATCCCTGCTTTATCATTAAACTCAACGGCTGGTGCAGGCGGCGACCCTTCAAGCAAGTTTGCGGGTATGTCTGCAAATCTCTTAGGAACATCAACATATAGAGGGATGAAGGGCAAGGCATCCTTTGCGACAGATGTTGGGTTATCCGATGGTTCTTTCAGCGTAATAGGTCAAAATAGACCTTCCACTGCTTTATCATCAAATCGTGACATAGATGGCATCGAATCAACGATGATGAGTAGCGAAGGTGTAAGCATCCCTGCATCCGATGGATTTGTTTTGGGTGGAGTTATCGACCCCGAATTGGGCGCACAAGGAGAAACGCATAGCCACAGTATCAATGTGCGTGTGCCTAATGATATATCAGCAGGTGGGTTTGTGGAAGTTATTGCGCAAATATCCTTTGAAGGCGATACTCTAACTGGGGAATTAACAAGTTCGGTGACTTGCGCAGAAACAGCAGCAACCGCAGCGCAAACAATTGTTATTGGTAGTTCATCAGTCCGACAAAGCCACACTATGTTTTCAACCAGTGCGTTAAGTGGCGCAGAAGTAGCAGGTAATACATTGACTGTAAAAATAGAGCGTAGTCCTGCGCAGGGCAACGATAACGCAGGTTTTTCTTCTATAACAATACATTCTTTGTCTGTTAAAATGCGCAGATATTCAAATCATGGTGTTGCACAAAGCAACAGTATGAGACCGTATTGATTAGTGGAGTCGAAGGGATTTGAACCCTTAGCCTCTCGGATGCAAACCGAGCGTTCTTCCAAGTTAAACTACGACCCCGAAGGTATGCGGGAGGCGACTAAGAGGAAAAAAAGACACAGAACCGAAAGCCCATCGGGGTATGTTGTCGCTCTCCCGCAATTAAACCTTGTCGCTTTGTTTTATTAAACCCACGCTTTGCGCATGTCTTTAATGCGTCTTGCAGTAGTTCTGCCAACGCCTTTAATTTGCATTAAATCCTTCTGCGTGACCTTTGCCTTCAACAATTCTCCAAGAGAGCCGTATTTTTCAAGCAATGCTACTGCGATTGGTTCAGTAATCCCTTGAATCGCAATCAACGCACGCAGTCTTGGGTCATCCGGCATTTCTTTAATAGCGGGTTGAAAGCGTGTGCGCATTGCGCTGTTCATGTTGAGTATGGCGAGCCATTCGATAAAGTCATCCATGTCATTGAACTCGATTAAACGCACTTTCGGGAATTGGGAATATAGAGTCATCTTGAATGATTTGATAATTCTTTGTTGGCGCAGTATCTCTCTCGCCACTTCTTGTCTTTTCGCCTTGCGGCCTTTGAAATACGGTTTCAGTGTTGTATTATACACTGCAAGTATTGGGTATTCGACTGCTTCGCATAGTTCTGCTAACTGGTGTTTGACTGTGCGCCCGTTGCGCCCAATACCGAGAATGCTGCGGTAAAGGTCGTTAATCTCCTTTGCTTCGATGCCATAATCCCCGATGATATAGTCGCCAGTCTTGAGTCTTTTAACGATGCACTGCCCTTTCGGGTCTGTTTTTCGATTCCCTACCTTCACAAATAGACGATGGAGTAATTTGTCGTTTTCCCTGTCGTCTGCTGTTATCATTGCACAATACTGCGCAGATAAGGTATTTAAGCGAGCGTTTCAAAAGAGAGGGTTTTCTGCTAAAGGCTCATTCAAAGCCCAACGCAGAGACTTGATGACACCACGCAAAGCATTGTAATTGCGTATTGCTCGCTTCATCTCTGCGGAGTCTGCATAAGTCTTGTCAGTAAGGACTCTAAGCCAACCATCTCTGACCTTCGATGCCTCTTTCAACATAATTCTAATCTCTTTTTCATCCCGCACAGAACCAACACCCTTCACCGTTGCATAAATTATGTTTTCGATACCAGTTTGGACTCGGTGCGTGTTCATATTTACGCACTGCGCCTGCTACATATTTTCGAGTAATCCCTTCGAGGTAATCCTGCCAACCAAGACCCTCTATGAAAAGGCATATTTTGTTTGTTATATCATGGTTTTCTTCATCGGATAAAGCAGAGGGGGGTGCGTAAAATGCTAATTGTCTGCGCATCTCTTGAACTAATGCGACTCGAACATGATGTGGTGGGTTTGATACGCCTATGGCACGCTCAAGACAATGAGGTAGTGCGCATTCGCCGTTTGTTGCGCCGACTGATATTCCTTCACCGACTGAAACCTTTTTGCGCACAGGAATTGGATTGTCGAAAGCCCATTTTACCAAGTCAAAGCATTCACTTTCTGTAATAATGCCTTGAAACGGGTCAATGTTGGTGTATTCCGGTAAAGGTTTTTCCGGTATTCGGTAATTGAAAGGGTCTTGCGCAAAATCATGCGCAGGTATGGTGACAGCCCACTTCTTGCGTTTCGGGTTGTATGTTCCCGATACTCTCGTTAATTTTTCGGGATAACCGACTCCGTCGAGGCTGCTCAAACCCTCTGCCATTTTGCGCTCATATCTGTCAAGGTGAATAGCCCATTCTCTGCCTCTTACGGGGCGTTTGAAGCACTGGTGGATATGAAACCCTCTGCCGGTCGCAACGAGCCTCACATCGCCCTCTAAACGCTCAATCAGTGCGGCAACATCATGCTTCACATCATCCATAGTGAAATCCTCGTTCATGTCGAAATCCCACCATGCCCTGTCCATGACGGCTGAATCATAATTACCGACTTCATCAAAGGGGTATAAAGAAGTGTAAATCGAGGTTTTACCGTTGAGACTTCTGATATACTGAACAAACTCCTGCCTGTTATTGCATATCGTTCTCTTGAGTCCGACTTGTCGGGGGAATTGTAGCATACAAACCAACCGAGAGTATCAGTCCTTAAGAACCACACGGTTATTACAGTGAGGGCATGTAGCAACTCTTTCGTTGCCAGTATCAATATCGCCGGTTAATAGCATCATAGGTTTTCCCTTTTCGTCACTGACGACCATTTCGCCGTCGCATTCTGCGCAGATAATCATTCGTCATCACCACTGACATTTATTCCTATTAGTGCCATTGCTTCTTTATGCGAGCATCCACTATCCACAAAGAGGGAATAGGCTTGAGTATCTCGCCACTGCGTAGTCCATCGCCATTCGGGATTCATTCTTCCTCACCAGTAATCTCTGAAATAACTTTTTGTGCGGCACATTGTTTGCAATGCAGTACACCCTCCATAGCAGGCCGGTGTTTCATAGGCTTTTTGCATTTTATGCGCAGATGCTTTGGAGGCATCACCAATCACCAACTCCCGTCATTTCGCTCTCGCAAGCAGGCGCAAAGTCGCACCACTGGGGGCAGAAGTAGTCCGACCACACCATAGGTTTCTCATGCGCCTTTAATCCCTCGACGGCTTTATTCAGTGCCTTGATGAAAGCATTATGACTACGACCATTGACCTTTTCAACGATAAGGATTCCCTTTTCGTCACCAAGCATCACTTGTCGTTTCGGGTCATTAACCATTTTCATAACAAAGTCCACATTGTCTGCGTCGGGCGCAAGGTATGCAAAGTGCGTGATTGGTCGGGTTTCGCCCATCAAGCGCAACATGTGCGCATAGTAGCAGAGTTCTCTGCGTGTGCGTGACAATTTTCCATCATTCATGTTTCCAGTCTTCAATTCATAAATGCAAAGTCCACCGTCGGGATGAACTAATACTGCGTCAATGAGTCCGACAAGGACTACATCACGCTCTGCGTCATAGACTGCTCGGTATTCTTCATACTCTATGGGTTTGAACTTATCAATACCCCACAAATCAATGCGTTGTTGCTCAAGGTTCACCATTTCATCAATGCCTTCTTCATGTGCTTCGGCAGGGATTAGTGGCGCAAGGGTGCTTTGACCCTCCCAATTATCATAGAGCGTTTCAAGCCCAGTGTGTATGCGTGAACCTCTCTCCATCTGCGGAGTAGCAGGCATTCGCATATCCTTCAAGACAACCTTCTGCATCCAAAATTGGCGGGGGCATTTTGAGTATGTCATAAATGAAGACTTGCTCAACTTAAGCAATTTTCCCTCTTCTGTGGGGTCATAACTTGAATTGGCTTTCAATTCTTCAATTGACATTTCAGAAGGCTCTTTCATTTGAAATACCCCAAATATTCTAAAATATTAAAGAAAATGGGGCGTGGTCTGCCTATCATTCTTCTTCATCTCTCAACTTATGCTCGCAAGCAGGGCAGTGAATAGGTAAAGCAATATCTTCAAGAAGAGGTGTGTTTATTTTGAAACCACATTCCGAACATTCTTCCTTGTGAAGCAATCCTTGTGCTTCAAGCATCCGAACCATAACCATGTTCAACTTGTCGCATTCTGCGAATACAACTCTCAACATTTGGTTTTGTTGCTCAAGTGTGGTAGTCATTTCTGCAAGTAGTGTTTGCATCTGTTTAACTGTGGGCTTTTTTGTCTCTCTCGCCATACTCTCACCACATACCAGTCCTCATATAAACCCGTCGTCATATCCAACTACCACTTAAACCATTGAGGGCATTTTCAAGTGAAACAATATCCCACCCCATAACCTCATAGTATGGTTGAACCTTGTCGAAAACAAATCTCTGCGCTATATGCTTGAAACCTATCTGCGCAATACCTTCGACTTCGTTTGGGTCATCGAAGGCGATATATTCCCCTTTGTTGTTCAAAGTCGTTAAGAAGTAATCATCCTTACGATAACCCTTGCCTAAATGTGTGTTCGCCCACTGCGCACCGGCTCTTGCTTCGCCTAAGACGCTGTATTCGCTTAGATTTTTGTTCAACTTTGCTTTGATGCAAAGGTCGCGCACCGGAATGTCACCGGAAATTATTCTGCGCACTAAATCTTCAATCTCTTGAGTAATCTCAACCTCATCTCTTTCATTTAATATTCCATGTATAGTTGATTGCAAAGCAGACTTTAGCGCATTGGGTAATCGACCTTGTTTCATTTCAATACCCTTAACATATATTTGAGGGTCATGTGGTTCGCCGTCAGTCCATGATACGCTCGCCGCATAACGGTTCTTAGCCATGATTAGGAATGTGTCACACCACTTCTCGAACTCTGTTTCAATCGGACTCATGCGCTCATTGATTATGCGCAGAACATCTAAACCATGTTCGGAACTTTTTATATCGCACATAATCGAATCGGTGTGACCGTAGCGTACTGTGCAACCTAACTCATTCGCAATATCACGCAGTCTGAACAGTGTTTGTCTTGATGTGAAGGTGATAGCAGAAGCAATATCGGGGTGATAGAAACCACACTTTGAGTCACCTGCTACTCCGTACATCGAAGCGACGAGGGATTTTGTTGCGTACTGTAATGCGTCATACATTTTGCGCTTCTTTTCAGTCGGCGCAGACTTCATCAATTCCTTGTATCGGTTGCGCAAAACAGTCATTTTATCCATCTGTCTGCCGAGTAAACCATTCTTTTGCGCAAACTTAACTCCATTCCCGCAATCATTCCCGTCGTCATCGAGGGTAGTCCAACAAATATTATGCAGTTTAATATTACTGTGATACATTGCCTTAATATCCATGATTCCTATGTTCCTATGGACTCCTGCATCAACCTTCATAATATCTGCGCCTGTGTAATCCACCTTTTCAAATTGAGCCTTGCTCGGTATCTGTTCTTTGAACTCTTCATCACGCAGAGCGAGAATAGGGAAAACCTTCGTCACATAGGGAGTAGTGCGTATATCGCACTGCGCAATATGTTGAACGGCGGTGAAATAATCTAATGCGCCGACCAAATCATTCAATCTCGGTAAAAGGCGTACATCTTGTCGTGCGTAGTCGAGGTATGTGCCAATGTCTGTAAAATAGGTGTCATGTCCGTCTTTCAAATCAACCTTAGTCTCTTTCAAGCAGTATGTCGATACTGCGCCTAATCCCATTGCAGGGAGTTGTCCGTTCTTCAAAGTCCACAACTTCTTAAACGCAATCATCAAGTCTATGGTGTTGTAGCCTGCGATTGGCTGCGCCCACTCTCCGAAGTCATAA